ACACGCACGCAAAACGAGCCTTGGAACACTTTGTGTTCTGCGAAATTGCAGAGCGGCATGAGGTCGGTGGGGTAATGACCTATGAGGTAAAAAAATGAATACAGATCTTTTACAACGACTTGCGAACCCAGTCTATGATGTTGAGGAAGCACAAGAACTGATGCACCTAGCAGGGCTTGAGATTGTCCGACTCAGTGAGCGTATTGCGTACCTTAACGACTGTATCTATAAACTACGGGACGAGAACGACAGGTTGGCTCTTGACTTAGGTATCAGGGACAACCCACAATTGAGTAATCGACATTAGGAGGTAACCATGCCTTATAAAGATAAGTCAGACCGCAACTACAAGCGGGAGTACAAAAACTACGATGGAACCGAAGCGGTTAAGAAAAAACGGGCCGAGCGAAACCGTGCAAGGCGGATGATGATGGAGAAAGGCTTAGCCAAAAAAGGCGATGGTAAAGATGTTCACCATAAGAAAGCCCTATCAAAAGGTGGCTCTCATAAAGACGGGCTATCGGTAGTGGCAGCAAACGCAAATCGTTCTTTTGACCGAGACTCTAAGCAGCGGTTGATTTCAGAAACAAGTCCACGGGAAAGAAAACGTGCAAATAATAAATGATCAAATATTGTTGGTTAAGACTAAGTTTCCTAGTCGCATAACAGAAACAATCAAAAAAAGTAAGGTTGTACAGAAAGAAGGAGAAGTCAGTGAGGTAGCAGTAAACTGGGGTCTGGAAGAAGCGCAGATCCTACGCCGACTACGCATTAAGCGCGTGCCTTCTCCAATTCAACGGGACTACGACTGGCCTGGGTTGTATAAACCCATGGACCATCAGCGAGAAACATCATCTTTTTTGACGCTGCACCCACGGGCATTTTGCTTTAATGAACAGGGGACAGGCAAAACTGCCTCGGCAATATGGGCATCTGACTACTTATTGGCGCAGGGCGTTATTAACCGCGTGCTAATTATCTGTCCTTTGTCCATCATGCAATCAGCATGGCAGGCAGACTTGTTTAAATTTGCCTTGCATCGGCATGTGGCTGTGGCTTACGGCGATAAGCGCAAGCGTGCTGAAATTATTAATGGCGGCTCTGAATACATCATCATTAACTATGATGGTGTAGAGATTGTAAAAGATGTTATAGCCGACGGTGGTTTTGACCTGATTATTATTGATGAGGCTAACGCGTACAAAAGTTCCCGTACTCAGCGATTTAAAGTGATGAAAAATCTCATCCAGCCGACCACATGGCTATGGATGATGACGGGCACTCCAGCTTCACAGTCTCCGCTTGATGCCTATGGACTGGCTAAATTGTGCTGTCCCGAGCGACTGCCTATGACATTCGGTGGGTTCAGAGACACGGTAATGTATCAGCTGACTAGGTTTAAGTGGGTTCCAAAGCCGAAAGCAGATGAAGTTGTTCATAACACGTTGCAGCCTGCTATCCGGTTTACCAAGGAAGAATGCCTAGACCTACCAGACATGATGTATGCGTCTCGGTACGTACCTATGACATTACAACAAGATAAGTACTACAAGCAGCTTAAGAAAGACATGCTTATAGCAGCCGCCGGTGAAGAAGTTTCTGCGGTAAACGCCGCCTCAAGCCTGACTAAATTACTACAGATTTCAGGTGGAGCAGTCTATACCGACAACGGCAATGTAATTGAGTTTGATGTCTCAAATCGTCTCAAGGTAATAGAAGAAGTTATTGAGGAGGCGTCGCACAAGGTTCTCATCTTCGTGCCTTTTACTCACACCATACATCTTTTAAAAGATTATCTGACAAAGCATGGAGTTGCATCGGAGATCATCAACGGTGATGTGAGTGTTAACAAACGTACGGACATCTTTAAACGCTTTCAGGAAAACCCTGAGCCGCGAGTCTTGCTTATCCAACCACAAGCTGCAGCGCACGGAGTAACATTAACGGCTGCAAATGTTGTTATCTGGTATGCCCCGGTAACATCCATTGAGACATACTTACAAGCAAATTCCCGTGTGCATCGGCAGGGACAGAAGAATCCTGTAACTGTGGTACACATTGAAGGTAGTCCTGTAGAAACAAAGTTATACAACATGTTGCAAAGCAAATTAGATTTCCACACAAAAATTATTGATTTGTACAAAAACGAAATGAACACTTGACACAGTACAGTTTTCATCTACAATAAGAAAAAACAAAACCAAGAGGACAATATATGGATTCATCCATAGATAAAATCGTCGCCGTCTACATCAAGATTCGTAACGCGAAAGAAGAACTTACACGCGAGTACGATGATAAAATTGCCGACCTTGACGAGCAGATGCGCACTCTGAAGCAGAAACTTTTAGATATCAGCAAAGAGACTGGTGTCACAAGTTTTAAAACAGAGAACGGCACTGCCTACCGCACAATTAAGAATCGGTACTGGACTAACGATTGGGAAAGTTTCTACGGCTTCATGCGTGAACAAGGTGCTATGGAGTTGCTGGAAAAGCGCATACATCAGACTAACATGCGCGAGTTTTTAGAGGATCACCCTGAAGTGCATCCACCGGGGTTGAATGTGGATCAAGAGTATGAAATCACCATTAGGAGAAAGTAATGAGCAATGTTGCTTTGTTTAACCAAGACTTACCCGACTATCTTAAAGAAGTCGAACTCGACGACCTGACCAAATCATTGGCAGGTAACACTTCACTAAAGCGTATCTCGGTGCGTGGCGGTGTGTTCCGCATGATGGTCAATGGCGAAGAGATTGCCAAGAACGAAAATCGTTCAATGAATGTAGTTATTGTTAACGGTAATCCAAATGTATCCCGTCAGTTTTACGCTAACGCCTATGTTGCTGGGGAGACTTCTGCACCTGACTGCTGGTCTAACGATGGCATTACACCTGACGCCAGCCTTGAGTCTCCGCAAAACTCTACCTGTGACGGTTGCCCACAGAACATCAAGGGTTCCGGTCAAGGTGAGTCCAAGGCTTGCCGGTATCAGCAGCGTCTCGCGGTAGTTTTGGAAACCGATATTGGCGGTGATGTGTTCCAACTGTCTCTTGCGCCGACTTCAGTTTTTGGCCGTGGCGATCTAGACAAGATGCCGTTCCAGCAGTATGCCAAGTATGTAGGTTCGCAGGGTAAAAACATCAACACACTGGTTACCGAAATGCGGTTTGACTCCGACAGTGCCACACCCAAGCTGGTCTTTAAGCCTGTTCGGTTCCTCCATCGTGAGGAGTGGGAAGTTGCTAAAGAGAAAGGCAATACCCCCGCTGCTAAATCTGCAGTTATCCAAACCCCCGCACAAACTGACGGTGCTAAGCCTAAAGCTATTGCTGCCCCCGCAGCCAAGGCCGAAATCGCCGAGCCGGTCAAAAAAACTGCGAAGAAAAATGTTGAACCAGCAGCTAAGAAAGAGTTTGCTGACGTACTTAACCAGTGGTCCACCGATGATGAGTAATTATGTCGGAGACTCGCGGTTATTCGTTCAAGCTGGTTGAAGTAAATAAGCACGCTCCCACAACCCACCCCGGCGTTTTGCTGGGGAGGTTGTGTATTGCTCAAGATATTCCCGTTGCTGACGTAGCGCAGTTTTTTGACGTAAGCCGTATGACCATATACAAATGGTTTAAGGGTCAAGAAATGCCGCGCAAAAGGCACACAGAAAAGATTGAGGAAGTGGTTGCGACACTCAAAAACAAAGTCCACTTGGATTAAGCATGGCAACAACAGATCTGCTATCAGCGGTGCTATCCACCGAGGGGTGGTATTGCGTCGTAGGGCTAAAGAAAAAGGGACTGCCAAAGCAAATCTTTGTGCAGACGCTGGTAGAAGCAGAAAAGGAGATACAGAATTTATTAGACAAGCAGTATGACGTTTACTTTGCTTGCTCCAAATATGAGGGGCACTCAACTCGGACAACAGACAACGTCAAAAACATTAAGTCTTTTTGGCTAGACATCGACTGCGGTGAAGGTAAGCCGTATGTCGATCAAGCCGAAGGGGCCATGGCGCTGCTGACATTTTGCAAAGCACTCGGACTACCAAAGCCGACCATCGTAAACTCAGGACGGGGGCTACATGTCTACTGGCCGCTGATCTCGGCGGTCTCTCGGCTTGACTGGAAGCGGGTTGCAGAAAAACTAAAGAAGCTGTGCGTTGAGCATGGGCTGGAAGCAGACCCTGCAAGGACATCGGATGCCGCATCTATTCTGCGAGTGCCGGAGACACTTAACTATAAGTCTGACCCTCCTGCTCAAGTCCAACTGCAGCACCTGTCTAAGCCCGTAGATTTTGAGTCTTTTAAAACTTTGTTGGGTGTATCAGATACCGACGGAGAAGCGCCTGACTATGCGACTAGCAATTTAAATGAGTTGACCAAGTCGCTGATGGGTAACCGGCAGTCTCGGTTTCAAACCATTTGGCTAAAGACTCAGAACGGCGAAGGCTGCGCCCAAATTAAGCATGCAGTAGATAACCAAGACTCTTTAGAAGAACCACTCTGGCGTGGGGCACTGTCGATTGCGGCTTATTGTATTGATAGCGATACAGCAATCCACGATATATCCAAAGATCACCCCAGTTACTCTGCTCAGGAAACCGAGAACAAGGTTCGACTAATCAAAGGCCCATACACCTGTGAGGTGTTTAATAAAAATAATCCTAACGTCTGCGATCAATGTCAGCACTGGGGGCAGATAAAGTCGCCGATTGTTCTTGGTGCAGAGATAGCCGAAGCCGCACCGGAAGATAATGTCATTCAGGTTACGCCGTTGGCAGCGTTTATGCCGGTTACTTATAACATACCTGAGTTTCCGTTTCCGTACTTCCGTGGCAAGAAAGGTGGGGTGTATTGCCGCCCAGCCGATGAGGGGGAACAGCCAGACCTAATCTACGAGCATGACCTATATGTCGTTAAGCGCATGCGCGATCCTGAGTATGGCGAAGTTGTTTGGATGCGACTGCATACACCGAGAGATGGCGTAAAAGAGTTTGCTCTTGCGGCTATGGACCTGCTAGCAAAAGAAAAATTACGAGACAAACTCTCCTATCACGGCATTGTCGCTATGGCGAAACAGATGGACGCCATCATGCTTTATATCGTCCGCTTTACAAAAGAGTTGCAATTTAAACACGAGGCAGAAATTATGAGAACGCAATTTGGTTGGACCGATAAATTTCGTTCCTTTGTTGTTGGCGATAACGAAATCTGTGCAGATGCAGACAAGTACAGCCCACCATCCAGCTACACAAAAGAACTAGTGCCGTGGTTTGAGCCACAAGGCACGTTAGAAGAATGGCAGTCGGTTATTAATGTTTACAACAATCCCGGCTTTGAGCCGATGGCATTTGGCTTTTTCACCGCTTTCGGCGCACCGCTTATGAAGCTGCTGAACCTCAAGGGTGCCATTATTAACCTGATTAACAACGAGTCCGGCACCGGCAAGACGACGACGCTAAAGGCCATGCACAGCGTATATGGTCATCCTGAAGAACTTATGCTGATTGCACGGGATACTATGAACGTCAGGCTGCATCGGCTTGGCGTAATGAACAACCTTGGGCTTGGTTGTGACGAGATTACCAAGATGACTTCAGACGATTTTTCTGACTGGGCATACGCTGTTTCACAAGGCCGAGGCCGTGCAAGGATGAAAGCCAGCACAAACGAGGAGCGCAAAAACTTTGCCCGGTGGGAAACTATCTTGCTGTGCTCATCGAACGCATCGGTTGTGGACAAACTTAAGGCTTTAGTCTCTTCTGCCGATGGCGAGTTGATGCGGGTTATTGAGTACGAGATTCCCCCCGTCAAGCTGCTAAGCAAAGAAGAAGCTGACGAGATTTACCCCAGGTTGTATTCCAACTATGGGCACGCAGGGCGGATATATCTGAGAGATTTGGTAGCTAACTTAGAAGAACGCCTGCAAGAAGTCAGGGACATACAAAAAATTATCGACAAAAAGGTTGGCTTCACTAATCGTGAGCGGTTCTGGTCTGGGGTTGCAGCCTGCAATATCGCTGGGGCTTTATTTGCCAGACGCCTTGGGCTTTTCGACATTGACGTCGGCCGTGTCTTTAAATGGATGCTGACCCTCTTTGGTGACATGAAGGAAGAGATTAAGCCGCCGCTTACTAGCCAAGCCAGCATCATCGGTGAGTTTTGGAATATCCACCGTAACAATACGCTGGTCATCAATGGTGAGGTTGATAAGCGTACCGGGGTAGAAATGCTGCCGATTTTAGAGCCGCGTGGGGAACTGACGATTCGTATGGAGCCGGACACCATGAAGTTGTTTATTACGGCTACGGCACTACGGAGGTACTGTTCTGAGCATCGAATTACGCTAAAAGATGTCTTGACTTCCCTGACCGCCGAAGGCGTCTATGGCGGCATGATTAAGAAGCGCATGTCCAAAGGCACCAAACTAAGTGCTGTCCCTCCAGTAGATGCTTATGTCTTTGACTGCTCTAGGGGTGACTTCCTTGACCCGGATGTGTTTATAGCTGCAGGGCAGCACGGGTTAGACGACCCCGATACACCTCAAGACGCTGAGGCACCCGCAGAAGAAACAGTGAAAGATGCGGATTAACGGGATAAATTATGAGATCGACTGGACTAAATTCAAGAAAGGTCGATCTTTTTTTGTCCCGTGCCTTGATGCCGAGGAGGCTAAGGCTGTTGTAAATACCACCATGGACCGACTGGGTTTTGAGGTCAAAGTAAAGTTAGTGATTGAAAACGGATTCCGGGGCTTGCGCGTGTGGAGATTAGGGTAGTAAACTCCGTCCTGACAGCACCTCCTCGCTGTCGGTGCCCATGGCACTCCTCTTGGTGGTTGGATTCCTTCAACCTTGCCCCCGCCTAGTGCGGGGGTCTTTTTCAGTCCTGCTCCCTAGCGCGTCTACCGTATTCCAGCATGGGGTCAACCCGGCTCTTTAATTTGTCAGGTACATTTGCCCCAAACGATTCAACTTCCTTACGTTTGTCACGCCTGCGCTTAAAAGATTCCGATATGTCTTTTGGACTAATGCGTCGATCTGGATACATGTTGTTAAATTTATCCCGCATTTCCATAGCTTTTTCATATCCATCCGAAGTTCCGTACTGATCTTCCATCCAAAGCCTGTCCATAATCGCATTACGCTTGTCTTGAATTTTTTGCTTATAAGTTTCAACTTCAATTTTAGCTTTTTGCACTTTGGCAAGACGCTCAGGTTGTATACCTACTGCTTGAACGGCAATTTCCCAAGCCGAAAACTCTGCTATTAACTCCTCTCCAGCTGCAGTTCTACCTCCTTCTGTAGCCAAACGGTGTGCAGTTATTGGCTTACTCATAAACGCTGGAAGTGCTTTTTCCATGGCGCGTCCAATTTGCCCTTCTTGAAAAAGATCATATGCATCTGCCCAGTTCATTGCCAATCCTGCGGCTGGTCCAATTACACTAACTGCGCCTTCTAAAATTTCTTGTCGTGTACTATCACGTGCGTATCGTGGGTCTCTAATCCACATGTTTTTAAGATCAATACTTATACGATCTGTAAGACTTGTGCCTGTAAATGTACCCAACGGACCCCGTGCTACTGATATACCAATGTCTTTCCCATACTTTTCAGCAGTTTTTTCAGACACCCCCATACTCTCAAGTACGTTTGCAGCGTACCCGCCAAGTTCTTTTTCACAATAATTGTGGAACCAGTTTTCCCAATCAAAGAACTCATCTTCATCGTCACCGGGACCAAATATAGACGCTAGTATTCCACCAATAATTGAGAAAAATGGAGTTGCTTGCAAACCACCTAAAATTGTAGCAACGCCAAAAATACCGGCTAGTCTACGCCATGCTTCTTTTCTAAAACCAGATAAATATTCATCAATTTCTTTCATGCGTCCATCAATTATTTGTTGAGCGTTTACTGCATTTTTTAAATCTTTTTCAAGTATGCTACGTACATCATTTCGTTCTGAAGAACTTAAAGGACCAGCCATAAATACTTGAGAGTTACGGCCTATTGCATAGCTTGCAAAAATTGCAAAGGTTTTAAATATAAACAAAATGTTTAGCCCAGGTATTGCCATTGTTCTTGGCTTCATTTGTCGATTAAAGTCACCTAAAGTTAAACCAATTTTATCTCTAGCTTCTTGTATGGCGTCTTCAAATAATTCATCTGGAGTTCGCATGATTGGTTGCCCACTGGCATCCCGCAAAATATATCCAGAAAGATCTCGTTTAGGATCTCCTTTAAGTTTGTCATAAGCTAATTCAAATGCAGTTAGCAATCCAACTTCTCGCATCATGCGTTCAGTTTGGTGTAAAGGTTCTACAATAGCCCGCTTAATTTTATCTGATGTTCCAGTGTATAAAGCAGACGGTTTATCGCTAAGATTCATAACTTCGCTGGTGAGCGATATATTTACATCGTTTTCTAACATAAACACATTTGCAGCGCGCTGTTGCATGGGGTTTAAAAGCCCTGACTCAAACATAGAAGGAAATCTAGCTTGTAAAATATTTCCTGTAGCTAACGGTACAATTGTTCTTTTACCACTTGATTGCATGTATTGCCGCATGTGATTTAACATCAATTTAGAGGCTTTAACGTATCCGTAGTCTCCACCAAGCGTTGTTAATACAAGCTGCGGGAATCCTATTACGTTTACTAACGCTGTAGCTGGAGCGGTAAGCATGAAGAAAAACGTAACTTCGCCAACTTTACCTGAAAGCACAGCCAACATGCTTTCGTCTTCATTACTCATTAATTGTGGATTACGCCGCTCTACCTCTAAAAGAAAATCACGATAAGCCGCACCATTTGGGCTGCCTTTAAATTTCTCGTCAACATACTCTCGTGCTGTAGCTAAGTTAGCAAGAAACTTTTCTGCGTATTTAAATCGAGATAATTGATAGGCAGTATGAAAAGATGTTTTAGCAAATACACGAAGCATATCTGCACTCGCCCCTTGAACTGCTTGGCGATTTATAAACATTTTCCGCATGCTTTGTTGCGGCAACATAACGTACAAAAGTTGATCAAGGCTATTTTTTAAATTTTCTTTTGCTTCAGCTAAAGTTGAAGTAGACGAGACATTGTCAATAAGTTGTTGCACATCACCCAGTAATTTTGTTGATGCGGCGTTTTTAGTATATAAGTCTGAGATCCCACTGCCAGATTGAATGGTGTCGGCTAAATCTTTGCGTCCTTTTGCGATAAGCTCGTCTCTCCGGACGTCCATAGCTAAGTTACGCGTTTCTTCATTTTCAAATTCTACAAACTCTTTAAAGTTACCTTTGCCAACTTGAAACCAATGTGGACCAAAACGCCGTAAAGGAAAGTAAGGATTGACTAACTTATCAGGGCCAAACTGTCTGTTTAAATCCCGCAATAGAGCTTTTCTTTCGGATAAAGGTTTGCCTGATTTAGCAATCCTTTGTTTCATTTCGTTTATTGTTTCATTAATAGAGTCTTTGTAGTAATCCCGTGCCCGTCTATAAACAAATTTGAATTCCGGGGGTAGCAACGCCCAGGCTTTTGCCAAAGGATCTGTAGGCGGTAAAGTAGCTGCAGATGCAGTGTCTGGATCAATTTTACGTATTGTAGCCTCAACCATCACTCGACTCATGAGCCGTTCCATAGGAGCCGAGATTTGCATTAGCTTAGTCCAGTCTCTAACTATGTCTCCTGCTTTAGTCAGTGAACGAAACCGATATGCCAGCATCTGTTCAATAATTCTTACAGCCCCAGTTAATTGTGGGAACGAAAATCTAGTCAGATCTGCTAAATGTCGAAGCCCAAGATTAGGCAAAATTAACCGGCGAGTTTGGCTATACTTAGCGCGGAACAAAGCCTTCCCAACTTTTTTAGCTACTTCGGGCCACGGCTTTCCGCTCTTTAGCATTTTGTTCATCAATTCAATAACTGATGTACCGTAGTCTTCTTGTGCGCGCCAATTGCCAGTAGTCGGCCCAACTGCTCGCGCTTTACGGGGAGCTTTAGCAAACCGAATACCTATAGGCAGCGGTTTTTTAGCCCGAACAGCTGAGAACAATTGCGTGGCCTGAGCCATTGCATTACCAGCAAGGTTATTAATGCCAAAAATTCTGTAAATTGCCTTAGCTATAGCAGTAAACAGTGGCTGCTTAGTAGGTTTGTATTGGATTTTTTGTAGACGATCACGGAATGCTTTATTAGTAAACAACTCGGATACAAACTCATGAAGATCTGTAAATCCGTATAAGTTTAAAGGTATTTGTTTTTTTGCATACTCAAACATGTCGTTGAGTTGCTCAATTGCCGCTCTTTGTCCTGGTGTTAAGGTATCAAGATCGGCATCAATAATTGCAGCCGTAGCAGCATGCAAAACTTCGTGCAACAAGACATCGTTAGTTGCCCGGTTTAAATCTAAATAAATAGCATCAAACTCAGGTGCATAAAAACCAGGAACAACAAGTCCTTTTATGTTTCTATTATAGGTACCTAAGACATCTTCAAACTCGGCAATAACCGGCGCCATATTTAAATTACGGCTTTTTATTAGCTGCAATCCTTCATAAACTTTTTCAAGATTTTCAGCACGATCATAATTTTGAAAGTACTTGTTGTAGATGTCCGGATATGTACGCTGAACGTAATCAAATAACCTAAATTGTTGTGGTCTAACAAGCTCATTAATTTGCCTAAGAATTAAATCACCGGGATTTGTTAGAACAATACGAGTAGGTAAATTTAAATCCGCTAATACGCGTGCAAGATCTCCGTAAAAACCTTTAGTTCTAGATGCAAGTAAATTTAACGCTCCAGTTATGTTGTCGTTAATAAGTTCTTCTAAAACTGGTTGACTAAATTTACCAGATTGCATTCCTATTTCAATGAGTTTGTCAACTCCTGCAGTGAGTTCGCTTGGCTTATCTGTTGGACTAGCGGGGCGTATATCGCCACCCCTTCTGGGTCTCTCTCTTGCTGATACAGCTGCAGGTGCGTATTCGCTGCCTGAAACAGGGCCTCTAGTTGATATTGAGGCGGTACCCCCTTCATAGTCCTCAAGAGACTTTGCAATGTTTTTTGTTGTACTTCGTCCATATGCATCCCTCATCGCAGTAAAAGTTGATTCGTGCCGAACTAACACATCTAATAACGCATCTCGGTAATAGTCGATTAGCCCTTCATCAGCTAAATATTGCTGAATCCGTAGCATCTGATTGTTATGCCCTACACCATGACTACGATCTACAACGTGACCTAATTCATGAATCATGGTATTAAGAAAATTTTCTCGAACGCCAAATAAACTTTTTGCGCCCCAATCGTAAAATGGGTTTAAATAATTAGCTTTATACGGGACTAAAATACTTACACCACCGTATTTTTTATCTACTGAAATTCCAGTAAACCATAAATTTTTAGGGTCTAACCGGTCATATCCATACATACCACTCTTTGCAATGGTTTCTTTCATCTCTACAAATAAAGAACCAAGTTCAGCAAAGAACTGTTCTGGGTTGCCAAAAGGTCGACCAACAGCTAAAAAATCTACGTTAGTATTGTTGTGAAAAACAGGTTGCTTTGGATCCTGAGTCATGTTAAGCAAAAACTGTTCCATTTGCGGAGCATCTTTTTCTGCTTTAAATGATTCTTTTACTTTACGTTCTTCTTCAGGTTTAGCATCTGCAAGTAAAGTGCCTTTTAAGTCAAAAACCTGTTGGCCTCTAACCGTAACTTCTTTAGGCATCGGAGGTAGTTCAAATTTAGTAGCATCAGTCCTACGTTTATCAAATACTTTTTTTAACTTATCAGCTGTTTTAGCTAAATCTGCACCGACTTCAACACGAGGCATAGACACAATATTTCTAAACGCTTCCTGCATGCCTTCGGCTTCAACTCCACGAGCAACTTGCTGCAAATACGCAATTAGGGCTTTTACGTCGGCTTCGTGAGAGGGTCTAAATGCTTCTCTGGAAGTTGTAAATGGATATTGTGCGTCTTGAGGTTTAACTTTAGATTTTACGTCTACAACAATATCGAATGGGATTGGTTCATCTTGGTTAAGCATAAACCTACCATAGTTACCCTGCGTACCTTTAAATTGATAAACCCCACTAGAAAGCACGTAATGATTTGGGTTTGAAGGATCATCGGCTCTATTTATCGCGTAATAAATATCTGCGGTGCCCCAGTCAAAATTAACTTTGGTTAAAAGTGGCATGGCGCCATAATCAAAATTAGCGCCTGTTTGTAGAATAGTAGTTTCTGGTTCTCCATAGGCTTGTATAGAAGTAACTTTTATTTCAACAGGACCTACTAAAGGTTTTGTAAGCGCCTGTATAGATTTAGGCCTAGTTTTAAACCAAATACTTTGTTTTTCTCCTTTTTGGTCTGTATAACTTTCAGGAATTTTAACTACAACTTTAGTGCCGTGTTCTGTTTTAGGTGCTGGCGCAGTTTTAATTTTAAACTGACTACGTCTAATTTCACTGGCTGTTGCTGATGTAGTATTGCGTACGCCTTCTCTAACAGTGTCAAGGGAAATAGATTCAGTGCTAGTCATAAAAGCAACTTTAGCAAACCCGTACCCACCACTGGCAAGTTCTGGCGGTACATCTTTTTCAGTACCTGCAATTGTAAAAAATGCCTTATCGACAATATCGGAGGTCATTCCCATACCATCATCTTCAACGGTAATCGTACGATCTTTTTCATTAAGGGTAATATGTATGTGTCCAATTCCCTTTATAACTTTTTTAAAGACTGCTTCTTTTACTGTATCAAAAGCATTTTGAAGTAGTTCTTTAACCGCAACATCTGTAATGCCAGAACCATACATACTCTGCCCAAGATTTTGAAGCAGATTATCCATGTCAGCATTAAGTTGTCCTTGACGCTCTGTAAATTTTTTGTCTCCAGCCGAAGACGTTGCGGCCTTATACCCACCTGTTGGGCGGGACTCAAAAGTAATTTTGTTTTTTGGAACTCGCGTGTAGGCTTTAGGTGATGTTGCTTTAAGGGGTCGAAACCGAACATAGTCGCCGTCTAAACCAACAATGTTTCCAGGCACATTGCCATAACGCACTTGGTCACCAACCATAAAATCATCTACTAAACCTTGCATAGCTTGTTTAGCATTTGTATCCATATGCTGCACTTCAGCAGCTTGTTCATTAGTTGGAATGCCTTCAGCGTTTGTATTAGGGTCTGAAAAAACTGAATCAATTGCTTTAGCTTGCGTATCAATAGCAAAATCTTCATTCGCTAATTTAGTTTTAGATAATTCTTTTGCGGCAGTTAATTGGTCAAATAATGCCTCACCCTCAAGAGAAAGTGAGTTATTTGATAGGGCTAGACCCGAATCCCTAAGTGCCTTTAAGGTTTGAAACTTAACCGCACCTACTTTCCCAGCCTGTAGTTTGGTAGCTGCATCTAAAAACTGCGCATCATTCATCCCCTCGGGTAGTCCAATAGGGGCGGCAGCAGGAGGTTGCGCAGTTGGGGTTGCGGGGGGTTTTTTGCCCCGTTTACTGTCAATAAATTTATTTAATTCATGTACCCCGGCGATGTTTAATGCGTCTCTAGTTGATCTATTAACATTTTTTAAAATCTCTTCATTACTTTTTCCAGCCGCTAATCCATCATCAATTACTTTAGCGACCATTTTACGAGTTAGTTTTCTTTCATCAATTGAGGTTCCATCTGGCTTAAACCCGCCGTTTACTAATGAATTAAGAAGGTTATCAACCTCAGTTTCAGTAGTTGTAGGTGTTGCGGAGGGTTGCGCAGTTGGGGTTGCGGAGGGTTGCGCAGTTGGGGTTGCGGGGGGTTGCGTTGGAGCAGCTTCAGTTTTAAGCCCAGCCCGAACTTCATCCTCAATTTTTTTAAGTGCGGCGACCCGCTCTTTTAAAGGTAAATTAGCAACCTCAGATTGACGGGCGGCTACGCCTTTGTTTACAGCTAACTGCTCATTAAGTTTGTTGACTTGTGCTTGTACGGCAGGGTCTTCAGCAGCGGATACAGCGTTTGCAATAATTTGGTCTACCTCATTAATGTTCCCTTGAACCTGTTTTATGGCCGAATCTACCTTGGCTTGGGAACCTCGTTTATTACCCGCAGTTAGGTCTTTAGATGCGTTAACAAGCCGCACCGCTGAACCAGCAGTAGATGGGTAGTTAAGCAGTTTTCCTAGAGGTTCAGGTAGTTGCACCCCCAACCCCATAACATCTTTACCAGACGGAATGTTTAGTTGTGCGGCAATGTCGGCGTAGGCATCCCTGGCTTTCTGTATTGACGTATCAAGAGCTGTTAAAGATTGGGTAACTGGATTATTTGGCTGTCTTTGCAGTTCTTGATAATGTCTTACAGAGGCTTTTTCTTGAGGCGTTAAGTCTGACCGCAATGTAAATTGAGTAGTTAATGGACTCGGCTGTGGCGCTGCTCCAACTCCAGCGACGTCAGTAGGTACCCCAGGAACAGCCACTCCTGCGGCTCCAGGTTCTGTAGGGGTAGCGGCAACTCCTTCTCCGGTAACTGCCTCACCAGGTGCTTGAAAGCTAGGCTCAATTCGTCCGGTGACATTCGGGCCAACAACTCCTGTTGCCATTTTTCGTTGTTCATAGGTCTCCACCATTTGGTCGAGTTCTTCATCAGTGGCATCACGCCCATACATCTGCTTAAAGCCGGTGGCAAACGCATTGCGAAGTGTTTCTTCCTGTTGAAGGCGTTCTTCAGAAGCTTTGTTTAGCTGTCGTTCTATATCTGCGATAGCTTGATCTTGTGCAGTTTGTTTAACTTTTTGATATGCACCTACTGCCTCAAACGGTCCGGTTACTAATTCACCAGCAGCCTCGGCTATGACTGCTGCGGGGTTGGGCACTTCTCCAATAGCTAAAGAGCCAGCAGCTTCACCGGCACCACCTAAACCTGCCTGCTTACCCATCTCTTTAGTAAATTCTTTAGCGGCGACGGTGGCAGGTTTATTTGTTTTTAACGCCTCAACAATTTTCCCTGCGGCTGTACCCGCCGTTTTTAAAGATATAGCGTCAAAGGTACCAATGACACCAGAGCGAATCGCTGCATTTTTCCAAGCCTCGTCGTGGCTTTCACCCTTTTGTAAGCGCTCAACATACTCATTACCAAACTGAGATATGGCTGAACCAACACCACCTCCAACCGCACCGGCAGTTGGGCTTTTAAGCCCCAGTCTTGCCAAAAGAGAGGTTGATACCATATAGGCCATAGCTGGAACAGATTCAGCACCTAAATCAGCTATAACGGCAACAGGATTAGAAATAAGCGCGGCACCCGCTTCTTTTGCTGATTCTAAAAACGCGCCATCGGCATCAAAATCGGCAATCGCGGCTTTTAAGCGCGCTGTTTCTGGACGTAGAGGACTTCTATCTTGCCGTTCTTTGGCTTCTTTTTGAAATTTAGCAATATCCTGAGCGAACTTAACTGCTTCCGCTCTGTATTTTTCATATTCTTCTTTCACATCAGGAGGGGCAAGAGGTACACCAGGTCCGCCGTATTCACGTTCAAAACTTTGGATGTACCCACGAGCGGTAGCAAAAGCTATACCTTTACTACTTGCACGCATACTTTCAAAGCCAGATATCAGAGCATCTTTTGCGTAGCGATAGTTCCTAGCAAAAAATCCTTCATCTTCTGATACTGCAGAGCTTGGTTGGATTGCAGTAATTTCCTCCGGCGATACAAGAGACGATGCTTCCGCAGTAGCATCTCGTTGAGCAGGAATAGGTGCTGGTTGCGCGTCTAGTTGTCCCGTAAAAGGTACAAACTTAAAACCTTCGTCTTTTTTAGGGGGGTCTAATTCACCAGTAAACGGTACAAAAGCCACAATAGTTCCTTATTGTAAAATTACTCGTTCACCGTTTGGTTTTTGATAAACAGGTTTACCATTTGAAGTACCAATTTGTTTAGATCCAAGAGGCAGTCCTGGAGGCAAAGTACTACTGCTGTTAGGGTTAGGGCTATATGCTGCATTAACCGAAGCAAGATATGCAAGATCACCTGCTGAAATATTAGCAGCTTCATAATATTTAGTGCGGGCGTCATTAAAGGCTTTAATAGCTTTTGCTTTTGGAGAATTTGTATCGCTAGGATCACCTTTTGCTTCATTTATGGCTTTTGTGCGGGTACGATATTCATCAGAATTTACCCAAAGTTCGTAAACTTTGCCTACACGATTACTAATTGAGTTAAATCGATCAGGTTCTTTTTCAACAATTCTACTGTATCGATTAAGTGCATTCGATAAAGATTCTCTAGGTAATTGAATTGCTTTAGCACTACGAATAATATCGGGGGGCAGGTCAAGTTGTTTAGCTCTAAGATCAACTTCACGTTCTCTAATATCACGATCTAGTTTAGCTCTATCTTCAGCCTTAGCCTCTTTAAATAACCCCATACCACCAGTAACATCAGCCATTTGTTCTTCACGACGGCGACGCGCCATGTCGGCTCTGGCTTGAGTAAGCGCCAAGTCTTCTTTACGACGTTCTTTAACGTCTTCCGCATAGCCTTTTAGTGCTGCCTGAGACCCTTGACCAATATTAGTGAACGCATACGGAGAGGTCCCTCCCATAATTCCAAGACCAGCTTCTATAAGACGCATGTAATTTTGTTGTTTAATTTCTTCAGGCGAACGACCTTTGATTGCCATAGCGGCTTTTTCTTCTTCGCTAAGTTGCCGATAAGGTGCCATAAGTGATCGGTATTGCCTTACGTAATCCGAAAGACCCGTTGCTGGGCCAGGTCCGTAGTATGACGAATCCGGATCTGTTTCTTGATGTGCACGTACTAAATCTACTAGTGAACCATCAGGACCAGCGTAGCCAGGCACATCACCGCCATTCTCAAACGCCACAATTCCGCCACCTGCATAGTTACTTTCTTCCACAGGTAAAGATGCTAAACCTGCATCTGTAGGCGCCATAGATTGTTGCATCATAGGTTGAGCTTCTGCTTGGGCATTAATTGCCATGTTTTGCTCAGTAACCGACGGAGGAGTGCCTTGGGCCAGTGCAGCCAT